ATGTCACTCAAAATTTCTGCTGACTTTGTTGTTATTGCTGATTCTGTCATAGTTTCTCGAATCCTTTATCTGTTGAAAACCAAACTTCTTCTACACCCGCCTCTTCCAAGGCAAGGGCGCAGACCGGGCACGGCTTAGAGTTCCTGAGATCACCGTTTTTGTTGATACGGCAAACAATCAACGTCTCTACATCTACCCTAGCCCTGATAAGAGCAGCCAACTCAGCGTGGAGGCTTACTTTCTGCGGCCTCCCTACTCGCTTGGCGTACTCGGCTTGCTGCGGGTGAGTCTTGCGACTGTTAGTGCCCACAGCAACAATGTGGCCGCTTGAATCCAAGCACAAGGCGGCATGTCGAAACTTAGCCTCCGAGTGCTTGGCAGCGTCCACCACCTTGTCAATATAATCTTCTCTAAGATCATCCATTAGTGAATATCCGAATCGAGATACTCTTCCATCATAGCCTGAACATTCATAATGAAGGCTTGCATACCTTCTAACTCAGTAACACCTTCAGGAATGTCGCCAGTCAAAAAAGTCTTAAAGGCTCCATCTTCGCCGTCTGGGTCTTGATAAAATGCAATGACCCCTACAAGCTCGTAACCGTCCTCAGACATCTCTGTCAAAGAGCCAAACTCACTGTGATCCATCATTCTTCTCCTTCAACCAGTGCTTCAAAATTTCTACAGAGACTGTTGATCGTGCGACTTCACCGAACTCTTTGTCGAACACGATTGCTTTCAAATCTCGACCGGATATGTAACCGTGTTCTGCGGCGTAGGCGTCCTTGGCAGCCAGAGTACGGAACTGCTCAACAATGCAGCCGTTGTACTCTACACGATTGTCATGGTGGTGGTGCCCACGGAAAAACCGCCGATGCTCGCTGTTGCCCCACTCCTTCGGCTTCTCAGCCGCCATGATGCCCGGCAGTGCCGCATCCTTGGTCTGATGGCCGTGTGTGACGCCCAGCAGGTTCTTGCCATAGGTAACGTACTTCCGAGTAGTCGGCTCAGGGTGCACATAGCACCGTGGCTCTTGCCGATACAGGCTCTTAAAGTGGTTCTGGGTGGCAATGCTAATGAATTCATCGTGATTGCCCGGTACACAGACCACCTCTACATTCTCGTGCTTTTGCAGAGCCATATCAATGCAGCGTTCCAGAGCGTGCCAACCGAGTTCAAGCACTCGGCTCATACGCCCGTCAATATCTAGGATATTCTTACTGCGCTCTGTGTACCCACTCATGTTGTCCGCGTGGAAGAAGTCGCCCATCTGCAAGATAACGCACTTCTCAGACGATGGCGTAGCCTCTACCAGATAGTCAACAGCACCACAGAGCATCTTCACCGCCGTCTCTACGTCGTAGTCCTCACCGACTTCTTCACCCCAAGCATACATGCCGATGTGCATGTCTGTGATCGGGATGACCGTCATTACCTCGTCTGCATACGGAGCAGGAAGCCCCTGACGAGGCTTAGGCTTCTCAACCTCAACTAGACTGTCAACAGCATCTCTGATGGCGTCTAGTTTTGCCTGTTTGTCGAGGTCTGTCTTGACCCACTCCAGTTTAGGCTCGCCAGTCTCGGCGTCGTATAGAGTTGACGTTCCCTTGACAATATGTCCTTCAGGAATCTCACGCTTGTTAGTAACGATGACTTCATCTTCGTTGACCCCGCGCTCTTTAATCAGTGCCAGCCTACGCTTCAGGTTCCTAACACTTAAACCAATATGAGCAGCAGCAGCAGCTTGGCTGCCCATCTCTTCAACAGCAGCAATAATCTGCCGGTCTGTGTGTCGTTTCTGTGTCATCTCAAACCACCCAGTCGCTAGGGACTTGCTCACCTACATGGTAGGTAAAGTTATTTCTTTCACACCAGTCAGAATACTTCTGAGCCTTCTTTCTTGTCAACCAGTTGTCAGCTTGGAACAGCATTCTAATGTCTAGGTCAGGGTTACAGCGTCGGATCGCAAGCATCTTGCTGCGCATTTCCCCCGTGAACTTGCCTTTGATCTCGATTACTATTCCGTTGTCTAGCACTAGGTCAGGCGTATAGTTCCTTTGTTTTAGGACAACCTTGTTTCCACAATTAGCGCAGTACGCTGGTTTAACTTCCGTGGTGTACTTAATCTGATAAGGCTCGTATTGGTACTTGACTCCTCTGTTTCGTAGGTTATTGCAAACTCGCTCTTCTAGTTTACTTCGGTATCTAGGAGTCCTTGTCGGTCGGGCCATAAGCCTTGTCCCAGTCCTTTGTTGCCCAGAAAGGGTAGAAGAAAGGGTCAGCTTTGAGTTTCTTCATGTCTGACTCCATCCTAGCAACACGGCGCTTCAACTTTTCGTTTTCGTCCCTTGTCCTTTCAAGTTCAGAAGTCATCATCGCCAAAGTCTCCGGCATCATAACTCTTAAAATCTGTAGCCGTACTCCGCTGATACATCTCCAACTTGATTGCGTAGAAAAGGTCTTCAAGAACTTTCTCTTCAATCTGGTCATCAGACTCGTACTCATTTGCAATCTCCTCGATCTGGTCAAGCAAAACTGTAGACATCTTCTCGTCCCTCCTTACCAATTTCTAGTAGCATTAGTGTGTCTTCAAAGTATTTCAATATCTCGTCCTCTTTCATCTTGTCTTTCAGTAAGGCCTTGTAAGTATCCTGACAAGCATCGTAGTACATACTCTGGTCTACGCACCCTAACAAGTAAGCCTCTGCTTTCTTAGGCCCGATTCCGGGGATGCCTTTGATACCATCTCCGGGGTCTCCTGCAAGAACTTGAATCCAGAAGAAGTGCATCGCTTCTTCCTCTGTAAGAAAGTACATTTTTGAATCTCTGTTAAATGTGCCCCAACGGTAGTGCCATCCGGGAATTGTGTCTAGGTCTTTGTCGATAGAGCAGATAACGCAGTCATCTTCTTTCTCGCTGTTCCAAAAGTCTTTTGCGATCTGACCTACCTCATCGTCTGCCTCGAAGCCATCTTGTGCGTACTCAGCGCCAAACTGTTGCTTCATGACTTCGACAACGTCGCCTAGCATTGGCGGCTTTTCTTTACCCTTCCTGTTTGACTTGTACTCAGGCACCAGCTCTTTCCTGAAAGACTCTTTAGGAGTTAGCCAAAGCTGTGACTCAGTAGCGTTGGTATCCTCGTATATGCCTGCTAAAAACAACTCTATCGCTTGGTAATAGTCTTTGTCGGTATGCACATACTCAGGGTCATCTTTTTGCTGTTTCCATATGCTACTTGCTATAGAAAAGCCAATACTATCAGCGTCGATAATCGCTAACATTTTCGTATGCCTCGTGCAGCAAATCTTGCTTCTGTTTGCGGCGGGAGGGGCCGCTGTGGCCGCCTCCCTTTTTTACCAACCGATCATCTTCATAAGAACCGACCGGAGCCTTTCGTTTAGTCTTGCTCATATCCTCTACCGATTATCACACCCTAGAACGGAATGGCATCGTCAAACGGCTGGCCGTCATCGTCATCGTCCGATGCCTGTGCGGCTTGCTGGTTCTTGACTTCGTTCTCTTCCTTCTTACGAGTTTCATCAGCAGTCACGCCGTGCTCGGCATAAGGCACGAAATACTCAGCAGCGATACGAACAACGTCTGAAGCTGCCTGATCTAGGTCAGACTTGCTTGTCAACGTCCCCGCAACAATCTGAGCTGCGTAGCCCATAGCTGACTGACGCATGATTGCGGACTGTCGATCCCCGCTCACCGGCTGAGAAGAATAAACAGGATTGCCGCCGCCAGAATTAGCACTACTGCTGTTCCCACTGGCTCCGCCACCATTGCCCTTCTCCTTGACTGTAATGTCGCTGCTACGGATGTTGTAGTACGTCTTGTCATTGTACTCGCGGCTAGTTGCAACCGCCTCGATGTAATCGCCCTCTGTTAGCTGGTGCCAATCAGTGCCGATCTTGACGCTGGCAGCAGGCTTTTTCTTCTTACCAAGCCCGTACCACTGGTCGTTGATATTGATGTTGACTCCGTACTGGTTGCCATACTGGTCAACCTCTTCAAAGTCCTTAACGAAAATCTTTGCAATCTTACCTTCTACAATCGTCTTACTCATCTTTTCCTAACTCCGTTAGTGGGTCTCAGACCAATCATCCCCAGAGATCACTTCACCTGCAAGCGGGCACCTAAGCCCTAGAATCTTTGTTGCCTGTTCAAATGATCTGGAGACATTATCAGTATACCACGAAATCCAGTGTTTTGCAACCTCTGCTTGCACTTCATCGTGGATATTTCCTACAAATGTCACATCTGCTTTGCTCTCCTTTATGTGCTTGTAAAGACAGCATAACACAACCTTCATGGCTATGCCACCCCCTGACTGAAAAAGATAGTTCAGTGCCTTGTGTTTCATGATCTTGCCGTCGGAGTCGCGGCGCATCCATATCTTGCGCCCGTCTAGTCCAATCAGGTATCCACGGCTGGCGGCCCTTTCGACCTTTGGCTTGAGTGTCGAAATACCGGGGAACACCCGCTCCACTGCCTTAATGATCTTATCTCCGTCGGCTTCACTAAGATTAAGTATTGACGCAACCTTGCGAGGACTAGCGCCGTACACAGTGCTATAGACACAAGACTTTGCCTCATCTCGTGTTTCCACACCGAACTCCCGACAAGCGTCCAGAACTCTCGTGTGTGGATCAGTGCCTTGGGATTTATCACCGTTGATGAGGGCATCAGTAAACGCCTCGCTGTTAATGTAGTGCGCTGCAATACGCAACTCTAGTCCTTCAGCGTCAAAGCCTACCAGTTTGTAGGGATCGCCCCTGTGAGTGAACAGAGAGCGCATCTCTTGACCAAAGAATACATCAGGGCTGGCCTTGGGCACGTTAGTAACAATCTTGTGTGTCATCCGGCCCGTGTTGGTGCCATTAGGGTTAGCAACCGCTGGCACTCTGCCATCCTCTCTGCATTCATCTATCCACCCTTTGATCTGGTTCATGCGGTGCATGACTTTGCTGTACTTTGCGAGCTTCTCACCCACGCTATACGGCATTTTTAACAGGTTAGGGCAGGGTTCACCGTCCACCTTTAACTTGGGGTGTCCTGTGGGAGTGTAAGCCGTTGGCTTCCAGCCTAAATCCATCAACCTAGCACCTACCTTCTGGTGCTGTGTCAGCTCAATCTGCTGCCACTCGATCTTCGTGAAAGGCCCACCAACGTCTTGCCCAATGTCTGCCCTGACTGCCAGCTTGCCTGACTTCGTAAAAGGCTTATCTACTTGGCCCTTGATTATATAGTAGTGGCCGATCATGGCTGTGATCTCAGGCTCTATCTCAGAAGCCATCTGCTCCAGCTCTGAAACACGATCCTTGGCCTGCTCAAGACGAAACTGCCAGCCCGCACGCTCCTGTGCCGCTATAATACTAGCGACCCGGTGTTCGATACGCATCGGCAGCTTCCA